GCTGCCTCAACTGAAGAATCACCATTAATAACAACTGTATTCAATTGATTTTGAACACTTTGTGCAATTGTTTTAGCATCTTGTGCTTTAACTAGTGCATCATGTGCTTCTTGTGCAGATTTACTGTTGATGTCTTGTAATGCCATTTCTCTTAATTCTTCAATTAATTGATCCAATTGAGAAATATAAGTTTTCGAAGGAATTCTATTAGTTAAAGCATCTGGTAACGAAACGATAATAAAGTCTTGAGTTGTAGCTTTTACGGTTGAATTCTTCTCCACAGTGAAATACGCTTGTTTAGATTTTCCCACGGACGCAAATGTTTGTACTGGGAATGTATATTCAAAATGACCTTTAGCTGCATCTATCATAGTGATTCCATTCTTATCTCTTACAGAAGTATTGTCAGGTTTAGCACATTCGAAATATACGTCACTTCCAGTTAGGTTATACGGAACAAAACCGTCAACAACATATACATCGACGGTATTACTAGCTTTATCACCTACCCTTCCAGTGACAAGGGAGTTTAATTGCGCGTATTGTGTTTTGTTGATATCAAGGATTAATCTGGTTTTCATAATCTATTTACACTCCTTTGTACTAAGATTCATCAATTCCGATTTCACTGTCCACAGTTACTTCTTCTGGCATATCACCAGCCATGTCAAAGATGCTCGATCTCGCTTTTACAGATCGCGCTAACATAGGTCGTATTGACAATTCCTCTTCTTTCACAATCTTGATTTCATAAGAAAATGAAATATCGTTATCGCTTTCAACAATGAAATATTTTGCATTACGTTCAGAAACCCAGATATCACCACGACCATATTTACTAATAAAAACATGGTAATTACTTGTTTCGTTTTGAAAGAATATAGGCAAGTCAATCTTAACTTGTCCATCTGTAGTTTCACCTTCACCAATGTGGGTAAAGGTTTCAGAAGAACTCATTACACTAGACATATTCTTAGTGGCATTAACTTTTGCTAATGATAATGATCTAGCAAAAGTCGCTGGTTGATCTATATTGTTATTAACTACAGTTCTATTCAAAGAAGTATTTACAATCGCGTAATTATGCATATTTAATTCGCCGTATGCATCTAAATTATTCTTATGAGTAACGCTGAATACTTCGTAAAAACTACCGTTAAGCGCATAACATAACATAACTTTCGTTGCGCTACTTACTGCTAATGAAGAACCAGTTGTTTTAAAAACACCATTATTAACGATGTTTGTTCCCATTCCATCAAGTGCGACGCCGCCATTAGCGTAAAATCTCCCGTGAGAATAAGAGTAATCATCTCTAATACCCGATACAGTTATTTTGGCGTCTCCATTCAATCGCGCGAAGTCGATGCCTTGATCAGAAATTAACGCCAAACGTTTCGTTCCATCAGTGTATGTCAATTCTTGAATGAAATTACGGGCTACACCGTCGCCACTATCATTAAAAACAGCTTTAGTCCTATTAAACATTAAATCCTTCCACAAGTGATTCCCTGCCATACCGTACAAATTAGGGTTATCTACAATTTCAAAATACGGATTATAGAAATCTGTATCTTCATTGTAAACGGATAGACTTAAAAATCTATTCGGACGTATCGCGACAGATACACCTTTCATTGACGGGTTATTCGCCTTACCTTGATAACCGAGAAAACCTATCATAGTTTCATCGTTATCAAATATATTAAGCCTTCCTACGTTATCTAATTGCATTCGTCTCTTTCCATTAACGCGCGATTCTAAACCTTCCGGCAATAATTTAATAACGCTACCAAATTCATTGAAACCAGTTTGAACCATTGCGGCATTCAATTTACCGGTTGTGATAAAATCAGCAACGATCGATCCGTCCATCGTCATCGCTAAACCGTACGGTCCGTTAATGCCAGTTTTAGAATACCCTAGTCCATTAATGTTCCATTGCCACACTTTTTTTGCTGTACTTTCCTTTTCTGTATCCATAATCAGAATTCGTTCAGGATAAATGCGAACATGACCGCCGAAACCACTGTTAATTAAATCAGTAGCGCGGTCTTTAGCTTTTTCTAAAAAACTAGTTTCTAAACCGTCTAAATTATCTTGCATTCTATCTACTTTGTTAGCTACATCAGTAAATGATTCTTTATAGTTTCCTAATGTAATATCAGTATATTCATCGTTCAAGGGATCGTATTTATAAGATACGACTTTAGCCTTGACGTCGATTCCTTCTTCTAAATGCTGTACAGTTACCGTGTCACCCATATAAACACGTTGCATAACAGCGAAATCTTTATATTCTTCCGTTTGTGATAACTCCTGGAATTTAATCTTATAAGTTGCCAGTGGTTGATCCACATGTTGTTCGTTAAACATTGCTAATGCTTCAGCACGTAATTTATTCAATGCATCCGGTAATGGTATTGCATCGTCGTCGTTAGCAGCATCACCTATTTTAGCTTTAACTTCAGGAAAATCGATCTTTCTAATTTTAGGATTAACATACTTATTAACCAGTGGACTAGTAACATATTTTTCTGGTAATAGTAGTTCATTTGCGCCTTGCGGCATTATCTTTGTAATTGGACTTTGCCAATCAATATCGGCTTCATATCCTAATAAATCCTTTTTATGTTGAATGACTACACCGCGATCACGACCGCGATTATTCAACATTCTAACATTGAAATTATCGCGTAATAATTCGCCACCCCATCGGCTCAAGAACGAATTATCTTGTCCACCATCTAATAAAAATTCTACAGGGTTTTTTCTAACTAAACGTGCATTTGCTAACTTAGAAACATCACTATAAAAATCGAATCTAGTAGGATATTGTAGAGCACCTTTAACTTGATCAAGCGCTCCTAATCCTGTTTTATTAACGATATTCGTATCTTCGATAAAGTTATCTACTAAATCATAGAAAATGTGATAACAAAATACGTTTAATACTCCGTCTGTAGGATGCGGATTCGCTACACGGAACAACTGATCTCCATCAGGAGTCGGAACTTTAACTAAACATTGACCATCTATTTCTAATCCGTGTGGAGAGAAAAGAGGGTATTTAAAACTTAGTGTATAAACACCGTTTAAAATTTCCTCAATTTCAGCTTCATAAATATTATTATCAAGAATGCCTATACCGTTGTGGGTAAAGTCCGTTTCGTTAGGTTTATAAAGTGTAATCAAATGTATCGCCACCTTGTTTCTATATCGATTTTAGATACACTCCCCGTCCACGATATTGTATTTTCTTCTTCTTTAAATGTAGGGAACTTCCCGACCATTTTGTCATTCATAGGTGTTGTATTGTAGTAGCATTCCATTAAATCAGAATCAACAATAACAAAAGGGTTAACGCCTTTTACTTGGAAAGAAATACCGTTAATCTGCATTGTTATATTTCCTGTTCCGTAAATCGTTAATTTCGGTAAAGAATGTAATGTACCTTGATTCATAATCGTAACGGGATTTGTTATTGTAATTGGCTGTTCAATAGCGTACTCATATGGATCAGCTTTAAATGTCACTTGAAACTTTCCGTATTCCTCTATTTCGTTATCTATATCTCCAATTTCAACTGACTTTATCTTTCTGTAAACATAGTCGTCAGTAAATGAAACAACCTTAGCATTCATTATCCACGCTTTTATTTTTCTTAATAAAGGTTTGATATTTTCATCTTCGAGTAAATTAAACTCAACTGTAAAATCAACATCTTCATAACCTTTTTCTTTTGTTAACGATCCATTTTCTCTTCCGTCAACTTCAATAAATTCAATCTTCTTTTTAGCAGTCGGTATTTTAGGACGTTCTACCATGCAAAGATGATAATTTTGTCCTAATTTATCGTTTATCCGAATATCATGCACGTGTAGAACCTCCTTTACCGATGTTTAAAGCTTGACCTTTTTTAGTTAACCAATCATCTGCTTTTTGGAACATTTTATTTAAATCATTGTCATTTCTAACAGTAGTGTGGAAAGTAACTTCATTTTTAATTTCTTGTGGTTGAGGTTTCTGTTCTTTTCCTTTCGAATAATGTGTCGAAAGAGTTGTTCCTGCTAGTTCAGGAAGACCTTGGAGTATACCAGGACTATACAAAGGGCTGATATCTTCGCTACTGAACATACTAAAACTACTCACGGTTTCTGGGACTAAAGATCGTGGCGCGGCTAAACTACGCGAAGAAGCTGTACCTATCCCGAAACTCGCAGGTCCAACTTCTTTTTTCTCTACTGTCATCGTTTTCGGAAGAATACTCCAACTATTCCACCATCTTTTCACTTTATCCCAAGCACTAAGAATGTTTCCTGAACTCGTGTCCACTTGATCTTCTAAGTCTTTATAAGATCCTTTTAATTTATCTATACCTTCTTTTTTTGTCGCTTCGGCTTTGCTTGTAACTTCTCTATATTCTTTGTTAGCTTCGTCAATCATTTTGTTCGCTGTTCCTTCGGCAGAACTTCCTAATTCTCGTTTCATATCTTCAGCCGCTCGGATTCTGTCATCTCGAGTTTTTCTTGCTTTATCAATAACTTCATTCTTTTCTTTTTCCATCTTCGTGACAGCGTCGCTCAACATTTCAGCTGTAACTCTCTCTTTGCTATTCTTTAAGTTGTTCATAATAACTTCTTGTTCTGTTTTGTTTTTAGTTAGCGCCGAAATAGCTTGTTGGTCAGCGACTTCACGTAATCCTTGGATTTGTTTGTTTTCGTCAGCTGTCAAAGCACGTTTTTCTTCTTTCGCTCTATTCCAAATTTCTACAATTTTATCGTTAGCAGCTTGAGTTTTTGCTTTTTCCATTTCGTAATGATCTGTATACATCTTTGATATATTAGCTTGTTCTTCCGCAGTTATTGTTTTCATTCCCGCGAAAGCTTCTTGTGTTTTTTGAATTTCAGCGTTCTTCTTTTCTTCGAATTTACTAACAACTTGATTTTTCATATCCTCATATTTTTGAATAATAGGAGGAAGATTCTCATCAGTAATAACTTGTTGTTGTGCGAACATTTCCATAGCTACAGTACCGGCTTGTTGAGACATTTCTATATAAGAACCAACAACTTTCTTAGTACCTTGGGATATTTTATCCACACTTTGCACCGTTCCGTCTGCCGCTATATTTACGCGATCTTTGAATAAATCTACAGCCGGTATGGCCTCTTCGTTTAAAGCCTTGTATATCCCGTATCCCGCCGCTCCAATCGCTGCCGCTCCAACTAACCAAGGGGCTATAGCTAGAGCCGCTGCCCCTAACGCAGCGCCTAAACCTCCTGTAGCGACTCCGGCAGCTCCGACACTAGCTGTGGTCAATCCTAACGCTGTACCTAAACCTCCTAAAGACGTCACAAGACCTCCTATAGTTGTTATTATCGGACCTAACACCATGAGGATTGGACCGAGAGCTACAGCGAGAGCTGCTATAACACCTATTGTTTTTTGTGTTTCAGGTGAAAGATTAGAAAACGCTTCAGACATCGATTTAATAGCTTTCTCCACAATTGGCAATACTTGTTCAGCTAGTTCTAAGAAAACTTTACCTATAGGCTCTAATGCGATTTTAAATTCACGGTATAACTTTTGTGCGCGTTGCCCAAATGATTCCTCTTGGACTTTTTTTAGTTTATCCATCGTGCCAGCTGTTTCCCCTAAGGCATTAGTAGCATCGCCCATACTGTAAACAACTTCATTTCCTAAATCTTCAAATTTGGTGCCCATAAGAGATACGCCGAGTTGCGTGGCATCGACTTGGTTATCCATGCCTTTTAACTCATTAATGATCTTATAGAAAACATCAGCCGCCGGGCGCTCACCCTTCTTAAACTCTTCCCACATGTCTTGGGTACTTTGTGACATTTGCCCCATCGCATCAGAAGTAGATTTTGAACCATCTTGAATACGAATTCCATATTCCTTAACTAGGTCGTTTACATAATCGAGATTGTAGGCGCCATCACGAGTCCCATTTTTTAGAATTGTTAACATCTGATCAGAGGCAAAGCCCGCTTGCTTATATAACGGCACGTATTCGGCTAGGTTGTCAGTGAATTCGTTTGATACATCTAATCCGTTTTGCATACCGGTAGCAATGAAGTCCATCGCTTCTTCACCGGTCATGCCGTATTGTTTTATTAATTGTGAAGCGCCGCGAGTTGTTTCGTTCAAATCAACATCAAACGTTTTAGATAAAGCAAGAACATCCTCAGTAACCTTTTGTAAATCCTCGTGTGGAACATCTTCCATATTCTGATACACTTTAATTACCGCTTCGTTAACTTGATCTAAACTTTCACCCCAACCTTGAGCAAATACATCTTTAGCGATTTTACCCATGTTTTCAGCACCTTTAGCTGTTAACCCTAAAGATGCCTGTATTTTTCGTTGAGAGGAATCGAAATCAGAAGCCCACTTTGCAGTTACGCCCATCACACCAGCTACAGCAGGAGTTACAGTGCTTGTTAAATTAGAACCGATTTCCTTTGTCTTATTGCCAACTTCTTTTAATTTATTACCTGTTTTTTCGGCTACATTTGCCTGTTCTCTTAATGATGTACTCGTTTGTTCGACTTCATTTTTTAAATGCATTTCAGCGGTTCTAGCTTCATTTAACTTTGTTTCTAATTTGTTAACTTCTGCTGAATTTTTTCCATATGCGCTTTTTGCAGCTTCTAATTGTTGTTCGAGATTTTTAACTGATTGTGCACTCATTTCTAGTTGTTGTTGTAAGTGCCTTTGTTTTACGCCTAATTTTTCAGATTCAGAAATGCTATCACCTAACGCGACACGTTCCTCTTCTAAAGCTGATTTCAATTTATTAGTTTCTGTCGCCAATAACGCTTCTGCTCTTTGTAACTCACTTAACTTTTGTTTAGACTTCGCCGATTCACTATTTCGTTCTGCTTCAGCTTGCTTAGCTCGATCTAATGATTGTGTCGTCAATTGGATCTTGTTTGACATTTCCGCTTCAGCAATTTGAGCTTTTCTCATCGCTTCTTCAAGCTTTTTAACTTCTGTAGAGTTTTCTCCCCACACTTGCTTTGCTCTTTGTAATTGTTGTGCCGTTTCTTGAGTCTTCCGTTTGGCTAGTTCGTATTGTTTCTCAAGTGTGGATAGAGAAGTTGCATGTTTATCGACTTCTGATCCAGTCAACTTCATTTGTGTTTGTGTCAACTTTAATTCTTGATTCAAGGCTCTATTTTCGCGGTTTATATCGTTAATATTCTTTTTATAATCCGCTGTATCAGCCCTAAACTTTATTACTGTTTCTTTTGAAGGTCCAGCCACTATTTTTCACTCCCCTTCTCCTGGAGATAAGCTTTCCAACCTTCGTAAGCGCTTTTGTTTTCTGCTATTCTTTGAACGTCACGTAAAGGTAGATGCCAGAAAGTTTTTTCCGGGATTTTAAAAATGAACACGTACAAACTATACAAATCCACAACGTATTCAATCTCAAATTCAGGAAGTTTTAAGCCTTTTTTCCCGCTTTTTGTTGGAACCCTTTTGCCATGTTGTTTTTATCTTTTTGCTTTTTTAGTACAGACCCAAAGATTTCGAACGCTTCTGTCATATCGACTTCATATTGTTGCATGAATGATTCAAAATTCATGTAATCAGAAACGTTCGCTTGACGATAAGCTGCATAAACAACACAGAATGTATCTAACAAATCAACGTTCCCTGCGCCGCCCCGTGTATCTAATAAAGTACTTAAAAACGATTTGCCAATAATGCCCTCTTTTTCTAGATTAAATAGCGTCCACGCAGTTAAATTAGGGTTGATTTTTACTACTTCACCATTGGCTAATGTAATTTCGTTTGTCATTATAAATCTCTCCTTTTAGACAAAATTAAAGAGCGCTAACTAGAGCGCCCTAAGTATTTTCATATTTTTTTATTATGGAGTAACCGTCTTTTGTAATTCAGCAGGATCAAACTTAGTTAACCATTTTGTTTGAACGTCTGCTGGTAAGTTAATACCCTCATAATAGAATTTTCCATAAGCATCTGGTAAAGCAGTAATTTCTAATTCGAATTCCGCTAATTCATCAGCTCCGTTTTCAATACTCTTAACGAATCCAGTAGCAGCAGAACATGCAGGGAACGCAATCAAACGGTTGTTTTCTTCAAATGTGTCGTATTCTTCAGCAACAAACGCGAAATCTTTACCAACACTGTCGATGCCGTAAGAGTAAACGTTATCAATCAAACCGTCATTTTTAAGTCCGAAAATGTCACGAGCCACTTTCAATTCCATATGGCCGGAAATTTTAACTGTTACTTGTGTCGGTTTAGATTTTTTCTTTTTAGTTACACCGCCGCAAATTTTTGAAATTGATTTAATTTCTGTTTCTGCATCTAATTTACCGATACATCCGAAAGGGCTCGTTACTGCTTCGCCTTTAAAAAGTACACTTGCGTTCTTAATCTCGACCGCATCAAACACGTCAATTGTAGTTGTTGGCATTTAATTTCCTCCTAAAGTTTTATTAATCTCTTCTATCAAGGCCTTATTAATCTCTTCGACAGATTTATTTGTTTCTCTATCCACACCATGTTCCATAAACAATTCAGGAGAGTTTTTTTTACTATTACCAACCGCTAAATCCGGGAAAACTAAATACCCATATTTAGCATTCGGTTTTAGGGTTAATGTTAAGTTTTCCTTTAAAGTCCCTTGAATGGACTTAGATAATTTGGCGTGGGGTTTCTTTCTATCTGAAATCGGTATTAAACCTAGGATAGACTTTTGCATAATAGGTGATATTTTCTTTTTTAACTCTTCATTAATGATCTTCTCTGCAACGTTTGGTAATCGCTCAATGTTCCTTTGATACGCTTCAAATTGCGCCGAATCAACGCTAAACTTAGCAGACAATTTTGATATTCCTCGTCAATTCAAATGTGAGTACGTCCACAAAGAATTCAGTTTCTTTCTTTTTCATCCTATCTTTGAGCGATTTATTGCATGTATGACCAGTTTTAGCAAGGCTACTCATGAATTCTAATTGCAGGATGTCCAAGTCTTCTCTATTTTCCGAGAAGAAATAAACAGTAACTTCTTGGTTGTAATTTGTAGCGCCTGTTCTTTCAAATCCGCCAGTCTCAAACACAACATGATTAATTGTGGATAGTTTAGCTTCATCTTCTTGTACAATGTCCTGGTAAACTTGAGCTCCAGCAAAAAACGTTTCTAAATGTTCAACTAATCTAAGGTTATACTTTTCAATTAGTTCATTCAGTGTCATCAAGACCACCTACCTTTTGTAAATATAAGAACATGTTATTCTTAAACCGATCAGCTTTAATGATGCTGTAAGAAACGCCACGCAACTTGAGAGTTAGGTTGTCCACATCTTTTTTCTTAAATATAGGAGCATACAACGTTTCAATCTTCATATCTAACTGTTTACCCACACTATTCACTAGCTGTATATCAATCTCACGACACGAAAGTTCTGCAAATCTAAGTTTCATAATCTCGACATAATCATGTCCGATTACTTTTTTAGTAGCATTTCGAATAGTTTTCTTCTCCATGACACTTACAAACCCGTCATTATAAGTCTTTCTATGCTGTTCAATTGCCATCAGAAACCTTCCTTTCGTCTATTGCTACCTGGAATGTTAATCGTGAAAGCGGTTGGGCGAAATTAGTTTCAAATAGGTCTAATACGTTGTTATATTCGAATCGAATGCGGTTAATAACTAAGCTACGCGCGACTAAATTAACTTTCAAATCAAGTTCAGCGCCCACTAAATCATTGATATAGTAAACGGATTGATCTATTAGCTTTATGATATTATTGTCTTCTTCAGTCCACGTAATAGCTAATGCATGTTTTACATCATCAAGTAAATCAAAAGGTGACACTAAGGCCACCCCTGATTCAATTTCACTCATAAAGGTTCACCCCTTTTTACTCTCCTGGTGCTACTGCTGGCGCTGGCGTTGGTATAGGTTCAACCATTGTTGTAATATCGAATACTAAGAATGATTCATTTTCTTCAGCACGTCCGTTAGCGTACATTTTAGCGATATATAAATCTTCGTCTTCAATAGCACGAGTTTGATCATAAACGTCTAAACGTTGTGCTCCACCTAGTCCTAAGAAGTAATCTTTCGCCATACCTGCAATTAACTTGCCTTTTGGCACTGCATGAGATTTAATAATCTTTCCTGGAATTGGTAATACATTGTATGCATAAGTTCCATCTGCATTTGGTCGAGTAGTGTAACCGTAAATACGTGCCCAGTAGTCAACAGGGTTTACAATTAGTAATACATTTTCAGGGTTGCGTTTGCCGTCTTTAGTAAGAGGGGCCATGATTTTGCTACCTAAAGTGAATGGAGAGAAGTCTTTTAATTGTCCTGCAACGGCTTTTGCGGAATGTTCACCATTCGCAACCGTTAATAAATCTCTCATCATTCCGATTGGCTGATCTTTACCAGTACCATCTACGATAGCTTGTTCTAAAGCAATTTTTAAAGACTCAACTAATACAGTTCGAACGTAACGGTCTAACCATGCTGGGCCTAAATCTAACATTGATTTACAAACAGGCATGAACGCCGATAATTTGAATTGTGAGATATCTATTGTGTCGAAACCTTCATCTAAAAGTTCTTTATGAGCCGCACATAACTTGCCCCAAAATGCCGTTTGAACGTCACCCTTTTTAAGAATCCATTCAGTTAAAGCACCTACGTTTACGAAATTAATTTCATTTAATAGTTCGTGAGATTGCGTTAACTCTTCGAATACTCGTTCAATAACCGTTGGAGGAACTAACGCTTCAGTACCAGCGAATGAATTACCAGCGATTACTTGATTGTAATACTTAGTCTCTTGACTAGTTAAAACGTGGCCACCGCGTGCAGCTAAAACGGCATGATCGCTTGATTGAACTGATGCTTGTTGTAAAATATTGTTTTGGATACCTTCAGCGAATTGAATTAATGCGTTATCTACTTGTTCTGGTGTTCCAGATGCTAATACCTCGCTTAATTGTTGTCGATTTGCAATTTTTGATTCTAAGTCTTTACCCATTGTAAAGTTCCCCCTATTATTTAATAGATTTTAGTAATGAAGCCATGAAATTCGATGCTTTTTCAGCATTAACGATACGTTTGTCAGCTTCATTTTCGATAGCTGCTTCTGATTCGGTTTCTTCCGGTTCTTCAACAACGTCATCTTCACTGTCCACACTGATATCAACTGAATCGACGATTTCATCGCAGAAACCATAAGATTTAGCTGTTTCAGCAGTCATGTAAGTTTCGTTGTCCAATAACGCCTCTAATTCGTGAAATTCACCGTTAAAACGGTTTCTGTACGATTGGATTAAAGCATCATCAACGTCTCGTAACATTTTGGCTTGCTTTTCTAAATTATCAGCATTTCCGTATGCGTAAGTTGAAGCACGATGAACCATCATCGTAGTATTAGACGGCATAATAATTTTATTTGCTCCCATTGCAATCAATGAAGCGGCTGAAGCGGCTAATCCATCAACAACAACCGTAACGTTGGCTTTGTGACTTCTTAAGTAGTTGCAAATTGCGATACCTTCAAATGCATCACCACCGCCAGAATGAATGTGTAACTCGATTTCGTCCGCATCGATATTATCAAACATTTCGCGCGTTTTCCTCGCGTTAATGTCACCCCACCAACCAGCGCCGACAGTTCCATGCATGTAAGCTACGACTTTTTTACTTTCAGAATCACTCTTGTTGTCCATCATCAGGAATTTCGGTTGGATTTTCTCCATTTTCATCATTATCACCTCCTTTTAAGTTGCCGCTTATTTCGGCTCTTTCATAGTTCTTAGTTACATAACGTTTATTGGCCCAATCTTCATCGATTAATTCACCACCTAAACGCTCGATTACATCGTTAATACTAAGCCCACCAACGGCGAATAGTTTGTCCACAGCGTTAGCGAACTTGGTTAAATCGAACAATTTAAAGTTCTTCATGTCGAACTTGATGTAAGTTTTCTTTAAATATTCATCTCTCGTAAACATCTTTTTGTTGTACTCGTTAGCAATCATTTCACCGATTGGCCTAACAGAGAAAAGTATGAAATTATCCAGGTCACCAGTAGGATTACCAGAAGTAGAGATTCCACCTTCGCTTATACCGCTTAATAAAGACGGTGGAATGTGGAAAGCAGAAGCCACAAAATCTAGCATATCTTTTGCGAGATTCTTAATATCTCGTGTATCCATTTTTTGTGGGTCTTTACTTTGATCTTCTAAATTAACTTGTTCCGGCAAGAACAAAACAGATGCAAGCTTTTCGGGATTCGTATAATCTTTCATCTTTTCCTCGAAAAGTGCTTGTGCTGCTTTTCCGTTCTCGTCTGTTAATGAGCTCATAAAACGTCCCTTGAGTATAAATCTTAGTTTTCCATTTCCCTTATAATCCGACATCGCTTTTGCCAGTAATAAACCGTATGAGTTATACAAGCTATCAATAACTTGATTAATAGAATCTTCGGAAAGCCGGAAATACAAGATTTCACTCTCTTTATAAGTTTTATTTAGCATTTCACCATTTATAGAGATTGAATGATAAGTAAACTCTTTTAAACCATTCGTAGTTTCACGATAAAACGAATCAGCTACCCATATTTCATCACTTATAGGGACAATCAACACCTCGTTTTCATAAACAAGCTCGTGAACAAACTTCACCCAAAATTCGTGAGCGTTTTGATTTTTGTTCGGTGCTACATTCAATTGATAGTAGTTCAAACTCCTTTTTAACTTGCCATCTCTATAAGATTCAAAATCACAAGCGATTAACGAACGTGCAATTAAATCGATAGCAGAGTTAACATACAGTTTCTTATAAGCAACTTCAGCTTTTAGTTGTATTGTTTTGCAATCCGGATCTGGAACATCGCTAGAACCGCTGCCAAAAAACGTTTTAACTAAATTTCTAATGCCCAATTACCTCACCTCCCTTAGTTAAAATGACCATACTTGCATATCGTTAATATCAATTGCATAGTCTTCGATCTCTCCATCGAAATTTAAAGCGTGAGTGAACGCAAAAAACCCGTCAGTTTTTCTTTTGACAGGGTCGATTTTTTTATATTCTTTTGAGCCATTACCTAATTCATCCACATAAATATTGCCGCAATACCACCGCATTACAGGATCATTGTGGAAAATTAATTTTTGATTGATGAATAGATGTTGAATTAATGGATCTAACATAGCGTGGATATATTGACCACGACGTACTACCTTTACTTTTTCATGGAAACCAGCTTGTTCTAATAAAGGCTGCAAGATTACCGAACGGAATTTATCAATAGCGATGTATTTAATATCGTATTCTTTCGCTTTATCTAAGAACCAATTGATAACACGTTCTGGTTTTATCTCTTTATCGTACACAATGGTGAATAGTCCTTTTTCCACACCTATATCAATGATGTCCTGGTTTATATCCTGCATTTTCAACGCTTCGTGCCATATAAACGTGTGGTGAATCCAAATACGCTTCCCATTCACCTTAAATAACAAACCTACGCTGCAGAAGTCGCGTAATTCAGCGAAATCTACACCACCAACGCATTGATATTGATGCAAATTGTCTGGTAATTCTTGATCCGTAGCAAGAAGATCTTCATAAGTTGCAATCTTATGTTGAAACAATTGTTTTGGAATGTTCATCCGTTTTGTCATAAATTCCACATGCATCGGAATGTTGGTTTGACAATCGGCCCATTCTTCTTTCATAGTTTCAAATAGTTCTGTGTTATCTCGAATAGAAGGATTGGCTTTTTCCCAGTTCGCAATATCTTCGACTTCTTCTTCAAAGTCTAATTTGCAGATGAAAGGGAAAATCTTACTGTTTTCAACTTCTCCACTTAGAATCATGCGCGCTTTCTCTTTGTAATCATCTAAAACACCACCACGAACATATCCGTCGGTAGTCAAATAGAATGTTCGACCGTCTTTTACTTTACCTAAAGCCGAACGGAATACTTTAATTGATGCATAATCTTCATATTCATGAATTTCATCAAAGAAAACAGCACCAGGACGCAAACCATCTTTCGTTCTAGCATTAGAAGTATTGTATTTAATGTGAGATTTATGTGTTTTATGTTGAATAAGCACTTTAGTTGCACTAAAAGATTTCTTTAACACCTTATTTGCAGGTTTTTCTATTACATCTTTCACGTCTTTGAATGTAGTTTTTGCCTGTTCTTCTGATGTCGCAATCCATTCAATGTGATAATTATCAATTCCGAACTGTTTAGAAATCATATAGAAGTTTAAATAACCGGCATAACCGTTTTTACCACCACCACGACCCATTAATATTAATATTTGATTCCAAACAAGACGGTTGGTGTCTTTATAACGAACGCCGAACACACAAGCATTAACAAAGCGCTGCCAGGAGAACAATTCGAATGAGTAATACTTAGCGGGAATATTAACACTATCTTCAATCGCTTGAACGTCAACATAAACATTTGAATCATCTAAAGTTTTTCGAACTAAGGCCATTAATTGCTTCTGTTCATTACAAGAACGGATAATTCCGCTCTCCACGGTATACATATACTCACTAATAAAGGGGTGATATTTATAAGGAAGATTAGACTTCTGCTTCATCGTCATCATCCTCACTTACCGCTTTAAGGTCCAACTCATTAAGAATCTTTAACATTTGTGTATTAGTCTTATTCAACTCGTTAATGCTATCGTTTTTCTTCATAAATCCATTAGCACCAAAAACTGAAACACCGCGCTCTTTTACATCAGCTATCAATTTGTTTTTTATATCCCAAAATGACATATAATCTTCTACTAAATCCATAAAATGAGCGTGTATGATACCGTTTGTGCCAAGTTGTTCATATAAATCATCTCTTATTTTATTTCTAAGCGTTTTTTCTCTGTTCTTTTGAAGCTTTGCAACCTTTTCTGAAACATTTTTTAGACCTTTTTCATTTATCATGTCTTCCCAATAACGGCTACGCCATGATTTAACAGTACTAACAGATACGCTATATTTATTCGCAATATCCTTGTATTTAACGCCTTCTAAGAAGTCTTTGAACGCTAATTTATATTTACTTTGTTTTCCGCTCACAATATCATCACCCCGCTTTTTCATTAGATTTTTCTGAAGATTAATTTTAAAAACATTACTTAAAATGACGAAAATAGTCGTGTATATTTTTACTTAGCAGGAAACAGTAGCAACGGCATAATGATCACAAATACATATTAATTTTTTTACCATCCAAGTAAAGGGATGGTATTTTTTCGCCCTCTTTTCTATTTCCACGCGCGGAAAGCAAAAAATAAAAAGAGAAATCTCCCCCCCGCGTTGCCTGGTCCCCCAGCAAAATTGTTTCTATATTTTACCCGGGGGGTGTCTCAGGAAATTTATTTAAATTATTTTATCGCTAAACCAAAGAATAGCTCAGCATATTCAATAACAATGTGAGCTTCTGTTAAATTCATATTTAGATAATGTTCTAACCAATGTTCACGTAGACTTTTCTTTACTGTTTCAAGTGTAGTCTTCTCACATGATCTAGGATTACATATGTGTCTGATCTGTTTGTATGTTGTGTAGATATCCTTTTGGAATCGTTTATATATAGCAGCATGTAGATTACTGTAATCAGAATCATCAGCATCTGTAAGATTCTTCATCATCTCTAAGTCATATGTGTTACCTTGTATCGTTAGGCTGTCCACACTTACCACCTCTCTTCATCTACTATCGTACAGTTGCGTTTAACAATGTTCTTCTCTTTGCTATGAATATCGTTATGGCACCTAATGCATAGCGTTTCTAGGTTGCTTAATATGTACGCTAAGTCTGGTCTGTCACGTAACTCTTTGATATGGTGGACGTTACGACCCTTGTTATACTTACCTTTACGCTTACATTCTTGGCACTCACTGTTGTCTCTCTCTAACGCCTTAATCCTAATGTTCCTTCTCCAATAAGGATGCTTATAGAACTTAATAATATTATCTTGCTCATACAGCTTATTAATCTCTTGTATTGTTAGAGGTTGCATGAATTATCCTCACCTCTCTTTTAATATCGACTTATCAATTACCCATGTCTTACCTATCTTCTTTGCTACAATCTTTCCTTGAGCGCATAAGTTCTTAACATGACCAGGTGATACATTAAGGAGTGATGCAGCTTCATGTACACCAATTACATTGCATAAGTTGCTATCCATCTATCTTCACTCCTTGCCATTCACCTAATAATTCACGTAACTTTGGATGTTTGTATTCGTACCAGCTATAACCTGTTGATAATAGTGGTACAACTTCTTCATGATATGTTTCTAAAGCTTCTTCATCACTCATTTGCAATTGTTCTTTCAAGAGTTGTAAAGCATAATTCCTATAGAATCTTTCGATACTGTCTCGCCAATTGACTAATGTATTGATTAAGTAATGTCTAGTCATTGCTTCATCATTCTTCTACTTCCACGGTTTCCTGTTGTCCTGGCGTTACGTCTGTTTCTTCTATTTCCCATGTGTTATAGATAAATTCTATTTTAGAAAGTTTTGTTATTCTTCGTTCTACTTTCTTCTTAATCACATACTCTTTGCCTAACATATCTAACGCCTTCATGACATCTACTAATCCTTCTAACGATTCGATAGTATCTTTGTATGATTTCATTTATCCTCACCCCTTATCTTTCCTTAACAACAAACAAGACGCCACCCAGATCACGGCAACGCCTACGATAGTTGCTATTGGTTTAATCATTGTTTCTCTCAAGTAACCCTAACTTACTTTGAATACTCAAAAACGAATATCCGTGTGTAAATCCTACAATGCTAATACCTGGAGCATATTTATGTACTAGATCCTCATTGTATGTTTTCTTATAATACTCCAATTTAGAAACGATATTATAATGGTCATTAATAATCACTTCATCTTCTGGGAATCCTTCCATCCTTATAATGACAGCAACATACTCAGAACCCTCATTATTCGCTTCATTAAAACACTGTTCTAATCCTTCTAATGTTAATCCCATCATTCATCCTCCTCCAAAATAAAAAGCACCCGAATGGATGCTTTTTTATAGATTATTAATTTGCACTTTAATTCCGATACGTGAAGTTTTATTCTTCTTTCAGCTAACAACCACGACGGACACTATCGGCAAACTTATCAGGTTTCCCTCATTCCATCTACCTAGGATGTTGTTAGCTCAAAGAAAAGCAAAAGCTCTCCTTATTAACGGTAACATCCAATCAGTACCATCTGCTGGTTTCGGATTTTATGTGCCGTCATTATGAACCGTTTAGAATTTTAGAAACGACATAGTGAGTTATGTTTTCCGCCACTTCTCACAATACAAATATATCACGTTGATTCCAAAACAACCGGTACATTTCCTGCCAAAAAGCGGTCACGACTCTGCCACTTATTTTATCTTTTCTAACTTTCTCTCACTCTTATGTATTTTTTACTAATGAGTTACCCATATCTTATATTGTGTGTAACTGACCCATCTGGTGAATCCCTTGGTATCATTGATTTCATTTAACTTTCTCTTTTGAGTTACACAGTACGAAAATTATGAGTAACTGTATAAATTTAAAAAGAAAAAAGCAATGATTAGATTTTAAACCTAGTCATTGCTTTATCCATTGCATCTTGGTTTACACCTATATAACGTAACGTGACCTTTTCTGACGAGTGATTGAATATCTCCATGAGTAATGCTATGTTTTTCGTTTGCAT